TGAAGCTCCGTAAAGGTTTCGCGGTCTTCAAGATTCGCCTCGCGCAAGCTCGAATAGTTGACGGATTCATAGTCGCCCGCGCCCTTGTTGTAGGAAAGACCAATAGAGTTGCAGATAGAGCGCATCATGTTCTTGACGAACGCGGGGAACTGCGTATTGCTTCCGGGGTTCTGTAGGAACTTCGCGCTGTAACCGCGAGGAGCAATCGGGAAGATACCGGGCTTGATCTCCCTCACGAACTCGCCCTTGTCGTCGGGCGTTTCGAGGGAGAAGCCATCCTCGCCCTGACCGTTCCATTCCCACACGCCCATGACAGCCGCGCCGATGGTGGCGTGGATGAGTTCAGCCGCGCGGTAATCGTCCAGTTGCTTGAGGTTCATAACCGCGCCGACAAGCGCCGGGATGCCGCGCATTTGAGCCGCGTATTCCTTGCGGAAGAGGTGTATGATATTTGAGGCGGGAATCCGTTCGCGCGGGCCAGTCATGTACTGTTCGCAGATAGTCGGGCGATAGTAGAAAGCAACCTCGCGGCCTCGCGCGTCGTACTCAATACCCATGAAAATCCGTCCGCCGTTTTCGAGACGCTGAACCATATAGAACGGGTCTATTTGGAGGGAATCAATCACCTCATAGCGCCATCCGAACTTCGAACTGGAATCATAAACCTTATGGATGAAACATTCGCCGTCGATGAGGAGCGAACGCAGGATAAGCATGTCGAGGTCACGGGCGGAACTGCGTTCGTCCATCGTGACTGCGGCGGTAGACCGCGCGCAGTATTCGCGCCACAGCTTCTCGATTTGCGGGCGAAGCGCCGCGTATTCCGCCTTGCTTTGAAGCGTAAACCCGGTTGTGCCGATAACGTTTCTCTGCAAGTTGCGGAGGATGCCGATCACGGCCTCATTGTTCATGGCGAGGTCACGGCAACGGAGAACGATGGTTTGATACTGTACGAAGATGTCCCCGTTGATGCGCTGATAAGACAGAGGCCAGTCGGTGAGGCGGTTATGAGCGGCGGCGGCAAACATGCGGGTGTCAAGACCGGAGACCGGACGTTTACGGCGGAAAAGAGATTTGAAATTGAGCTTCATCGTTTACACCCTTTTCAAGAAACAGACTTCGGTTTTCGCCGGATTGATACCCTGCTCTTTATTCACAATCGCTTGGAAATAATCGCGCCAACGTTCAAGCTCACGGATTGAATTGATGTAAGTGATACTGCGGTCTCCGATTGTAATCTGCGACTGCTCCAAAGTAAGCACGCGTCCGGCGATCTTTGCGTCAATCGCTTCAAGCGTCTTTTCCGCATCACTGCGGGGGTCGTAGGAGGCCGGAGCGGTGGCGAGGTTCTGAGCGACAGTAAAACGCCCGAACCCTAACACGTCGCCGTCGGCGTTGGACTGCTGATAGCTGTATTGACCGGGCGCGGCGGGAGCGGTGAACACGAAGAAATCGCCCTCGCGCTCTGTGACGATCACAACGGCGGACTCGGTAGAAGACAGAAGTTTATACGCCATCTGCGTAGCGTTCCGCACAGCCGGAAAGTGAATCATCGTACTTGTGTAGTACATCCCGCGCTCCCTTTTTAGCGAGATTGCCCGGTACTCGATCTCTGCGACTAAGACCGAGGCCGGAAGGAAAAGATGTCAAAAACCTTCCGGCGCGGTTGCCGAGCGCTCCCTTTTCTCCACGAACCTAACTGATAACTCAACCCAAACTAACAAACGAGGTTCCTTGATTCTAAAATATCACGCGAGCTAAACAATTACAAGCGCTAAAATGCTCATTTTTGCGAAGATGTCCGAAAGCACTCTGATTGTGTAGGTTGCGTTTCATTATGCTCAAACCAGTTCTTGCGTGTCCGGCGGAGGCCGGGAGACTGGCGCTTTCTGAACATGGTAGGCGGCAAGAGGCCAAACGCGAAGTCGCGGGCGAAGTAGGCCATCTTGAGGACGTCGAACGCATCATGGACGGCATCATGTTCGGGTTTCCAATTTTCGGGGAGGTGTCCGTTTTTGGTCGTGCGGTCAGGTTGAACGGAAACGATTTCAGCTTGAAACTTGCCGTCGAGGTCTTCGGGAAGATACAAGTAGTCACCGGTCTTGTCGCGTTGACGGTAGAGCGCCCAAATGAGCTGTTTTTGATAGAGATGAGCGGAGACGTAGAACAGGCGGCGGGACTTGCGGCTGTTTTTGAACGGTTCGAGTTGACGAGCGCCCGCGCCCGCATAGAGGATAGCGCGTGAGTGTGTGCTTGCGTAGCCCGCGATCTCTTTCTGTCTATGTCCCCTGTAGTCGATGACCTGAAAGAGCGGTCGTATCTTCTCGCCGTGGATGTTGATTTCGGAGTTCATGATGTCTTCAACGGTCTTGACCTTTTCCCCTGTTCGATGTTCGAGGGATTCCCGGTCGCCGCCTGTAAGCCATAGATGCGTGATGTTTGCGTACTCGATGAGCCAAATGTTATCGTTCACGTCAAGCGCGAACACTCCGGTCGGGCTGAAATCGTCCTGTGTGTCGGAAACGAGGAAGACAAACTCGATCTCGTCGGCGGGCGGTAACTGGTCGGGGCGGTAGAAATGCTCTTGAAGATGTCGGCAGTCGTCCGCGCTCACCGTTCGAGGCGAATACGGCAAGCCCTTGTAGGAGTTGTCGAGTTCATAGTGTGCTTTGATGTCAGAACGCTTGCCGCACTCGAGTATCTTTTCCGCGATCTTAGGCCACGCCATCGACGCAAACTGACTGGCGAGCGCGCCGAACTGGAAAGACGGTTTGAGGTCTACGCGCTCCGGGAATTGATGCACATACGCGCCGTTCAGGTTCATCCACCGTTTATCCGCCTCGGTGTGTTCGTGGTGACACTTCGGGCAGATAAGCCGGATGCTGTCGGGCTTGACAAGGTACAAGCCTCGGTCGTCGTCGAAAGTGGATTCAAACTGGAAGTTGGCGAAGTCGCACGAACGCATGGTAAGCTCACCGCACGCACGACAACGCAACGTCCAGTAGCCTTGACTTCCGGCGAGGAACGCGCGCCAAATACTTCCCGTGTTCTCCGTCGGGGTGCAGACGCGGTAAAGGATGCTTTCGCCATAAGAGCGGGTACGTTTCCGCGCATCATCCACGGCCGATAGATTCTTGACGGTCGGGTACTGGTCTTCTTCATCCAACACAACAACCTTGCATGACCGCGACATGATCTTTGCCCCTGCCCCTTGAAAGAACATCGTGGATTCACCGAGGATGTAACGGTCGCGCCGTTTCGCGTTCGGCTTTTCCAGTTCCTTTGCAAGCTCTGGGATGCGTTTCAGCAGGGGTTCGTATTTCGTCCGGTTCACGTCTGCGGCGAGTTCATCGGACGGGTAGACGCAGAGCATGGAGGACGGATGAAAGCGCATGTTGTAATCAACTCCGATACCCTCGATCATCGTCTTGCCATGCTGTTCAATTCCGCACACGGCAACCTCGCGAATCTTCCCGCTGTACTGCCACGCGCGGAGCGGTTCGGCGAGGAACGGGGAAAGCGAGATGTCAAAGCGTTTTCGTTCTGCGGACACGTCGTCCGAGAAGTCGATGTTCTCGGTCGCCCATTCGATGATGTCCGGCGCGGCGCTGAAATCAAACGCAGACGCGAGGCGGGTATCACGCAGTCGGTCAAGCTCACGCTCAACGTCAGTTCGCGGATTTGAGGGCTTCATTCTCGACGCGTTCGGCATAGCGTTCCTCCCTTTTGTTCATGTAGGCTTCACGGAACTTGACAAAGACGGCGTTCAGCTCCTTCCGGTCTGCGGCGGTCGCTTTGTGTCGGTTCAGGAAGTCGAGCAGATAGTCTTTCAGAATGGGAAGAACGGACACGAAATCCTCGTCCCAATCCATATTGATTGCCGTCGCGACTTCGGCGTTTAACGCAAGGTTCTTTTTGAACGCGATCTGTGCGTCCTGTTCCATGCGGTCGGCACGGGCTTTCTGATAGCGGGAATCATCGGAAAGCTGTTCCTCGAAATCGTCCGGCACTTCTACCATCGTATGCGCGCCGACTTTCGTAATCGGATAGCCGTTCTTTTCGGCACGTCTGCGGGCGTGTGTGTCCGAAATCTTCCACGCTTTCGCCAGTTTGGAGAGCTGAATCTGCATTGTGTTGAACCTCCGTTTTTCGTTTTCGGGATGAAATCCCGAAGTATGCTCTTGTTGAACCTTTTATAAAAAATCAATTTGATATATTGTTTGACCTTGACGCGCCCAC